ATTGTCAGCTATATAGGTTTTAAGATCTCGACACGCCCTCCTATGTTGTTGCATCTAATCTGTCTAATAATGCCTTAAAATGCTTTATTTCGCCTCCTGCCTGCATATAGTACTTTATATTATCAATGATAAATTTTTTATGCTTTTCGATGTTATATTTTTTTTGATCTCTCTTATAATAATATTTTGATTTCTCTGTCATCTGAGCTTTATATTACGTCTGTATTCAACTCCTTCTCTCGAGCTTTTCTTAGCATGACAAGGATTGCATAAACTTTGTAGGTTGCTTGTATCAGTCTTATGTCCGCCTTGTGAAATTGGTTTTATATGATCTACACATTGTGCCGCAGTAACTTTGTTAGATCTGTTACAACTCTCGCATAATGGATTAGATTGTATATAAAAGTTTCTTATCGTCCGCCATAACTTCGACTGATAAAAGTTTGAATTATCGTATTGCCTTTTAGCTATATTTTTTTTTGGGATCCAATATCTTTTTGGAGCTTTAGGTAATGTCGGCATCGTTCAATATTCTTTTTACTTGTGCAATTAATAAATCTTCTTCTCTTAGCTCTTCGCCTAAGGTTTTAAAAAATTTTAAGATCTCTTCTCTTCTCCAATCATTTGAATTAGAGAAGCCAAGAAAAGTTAATAAATACATTGAGGTTAAAAATTCTTTTTCCTTACGCCATTCAAATTTATCAGAGAGCTCATCCATTGAATCTAAAACCTCATTTAACAATGTACAAAAAGCAAATCTAATTCTTTCGTCTTGATTCATTTTCTTCTCTTTAAATATTTATCTATCTCTCGTACAGTATTATCAAAACCCTTAGTAATTACGGCCCTATAACCTCTTTCGTTGAGATCTTCTATCCATTGCTTTTGATCTTTCGTAGCATATCCTTTTTCAGTCTTAATCTCTAAAAATAAGCCGTGATATTCTTTATTAGGCTCGCAGATCTGTATATCCGGAAAACCTTTTACGTATCCGGTACGTTTGCCTTTCACGGCCTGTTTAAAGCCTGTTCTTATGCCACCGAGTGAGGCACAATATCTAATATTGGGGTATTTCAGTTTAATGTAGTTAACTATCATTATTTGTAATCGCTCCTCATTCATTTTTAGGTAACACTATATTGAATGTATCATTTGACCAAAAATATATATTTTCCATCAGTTGAGAAAATTCTTTTTTGCTAAGAGTTGTTGTACTCATCAACCTTACTTCTTTTTGGCCTTTTTCGTTTACTACGTCTTTTTTTAAGAATTTATATTTTATAAGCTGATTCATTTCATTTTTTTGGTATCCAAGCTCTGAAGAAAGTATATCGATCCAAACCCAATATAATGAATTTTGCTCAATAGTACGTTGCATTTCAACTTCACGGATCTTTAAAACTATATTTTTGCCCTCAAAGTATTGTAGGCTTTTATTAAATTTTTCCTCGTTTTCAAGAATCAATTTTCCGTTTTCAATCTTGCCATAATTCTTCATGCAGAAAATAAATTATAAAGCCGATTATCATCAATAAAACTATTGGAAAAAAGCATAGAGTGATAAATATGCGGCCTATTTCAATCATTATTCTATAAATTTAAGGATTTTTTTATTGTTCGTGAAAAGTGCTTTATTTTCTATTAACAAAGATTTGTTAGAAATTATATTTTTGATCTCCGGAGTTATCATATGATAATTTTCATCATTAAGATTATATAAAGCAAGATTAATAATTTGTTTCATTTCATTTAACCAACGGCCCCACGTGTGGGCATTAATAAATCCATCATGCTTATTTATTCCGTTTTCAAAAGCCAATTCAACGGCCTCCCAAGTTAATTTATGGTAGCGGGTTTTTAGATCTTTCGCAAGCTTTTTTGCGAGTAACATAGTAGTCTCAGCCTCGTAATTATGCTGACCTAACGATATATATGAAGTGCTGAGGAGATCTATACATTTAATTTCTAAATCTTTTAATGATGAGTTTTTTATCATTTTCTTGATTTTTTTAATAGTTCCTTCGCTTTTAGATTTGTTGATATATGCTTATGTATTTGGCTTTTCGAGGCCTTTTTTGATTCTCTTAATTCCCAAGTTCTTATTGCGGCCTTATAATCTTTCATTTTTGTTTTGCCGATTAACCAACCTTTAGATTCATAATAATTAAAAAAAGCTTCCGGATCTACGTTATTAGATCTTTCATTACAATAATCTCTAATTTCTTCAATTTTCGGTTTTTTGAATCTAATATTATCTATTGATATTTTATTGTTTGATACTTTATTATTTATAGTATTATATTGTTTTAGGTTTTCCGTATTCGGGTTTTCGGTTAACGGCTTTTGCGGATCCTCAAAAACTATATATTGATAGCCGGCAAACTGAGTACCATTTCTTAATAATTCTCGTTTTATATACCCTTGCTCGATCAGTTCAATAATCGTTGATGAAATTGAGGTTTTACCCTCTTTACATATTTTTGAGAGGCCACTTATCGATAATTGCCAATGAGTAGATAAAGATAAGATCAAGCTCAGAAGCCCCTTCGCTTTTAAACTAAGATTCTTATTTTTATAGATCCTATTACATATAGTCGTGTAATCTTGAGATTTTATTACTCTTATTACTTCCATCACTCAAATAAAGTTGTTTGACCTGTACCTCCAAACATTATGGATTGCTGCTCTAAAGCGTTTAATACTTTAACTTGAGTGTATATTCTTTGTTTTAGGCTAATAATACACTCCTCAAGCTCTTTTAGATCTTTTGCTATATAATATCCGTTTTTTGCCGAACAAACGCCGAAGATCAAATTATTAACTCTTATGTGGCTAATAATTTTTCTTACTCGTGGAGCTGAAAGATCTAAGGCCTCACAAATTTTATCAGACTTTACGGCCTGTTGTTTGCCCTTTTTTGTATTCAACCCCTTTATTATAATTGGTAATAACTCTTTTTCTTGATCTGTCAATTCAAAAGTTATTTCTTCAAAGTTTTTTAACATAAATTAAAATGGTAAATTTTCGCTTGAATCGATCCTTTGAATATATTTATCGTGCATAACAAAAGCAACAAATTTCTCTGCAAGCTTTATAACATCATTCGAATCTCCGCCATTTGCTATTATAAAGTCTGTAGCACATTTTAAAGAAGATTGACGACATATTAACTCCTCTTTGTCAGATCCTCTATTATTGCTTTTTGCATAAGATTTTTCATAATTTGTTATAATCTTCAAACTGCCTTTTTCATTTATATTATAATCTATCTCTTGACCTATCGATAAACCGGAATCATCCCTCTTTTTATATAGTTTTCCAATATCTCCGTTATCTAATTCGATCTCAAATTTATAAAGATCATTCCAAGTACCATCACCGGTAATTTTTTTTACTTTTGATTTCATCCTCTTATTTCTATAATTAATACTTCATTTTTTTTCTCTTGATATAGATCTAAATAGTAATCTTTTTTTTCGCTCTTTTGCAGATCAAACTCATAGCATTCGTCAAAATGCCACCCGATTTTATTTTTTTCGGCCTTGAAGTCTTTAAGCTGCTTTTCAGTTCCTATTAATCTATAATATCCCTCTGATTCTGCAACGTCAAAATATTGCAAACCCGATATTGGATCTATCATACTTGTAGATTTTTGAGAAGCATTTTTAATTGTCCAATCCTCTGCAATAATCAAAAGATCATCATCACTAATATTTATATGCTTATCGCCTAATGCTTTATCAAGCTTATTTTTAAGTTTCTTTTTTTTCATATTATTAAATCGTTAATTATTTTATACATTAAATAACCCAATAGAAAAGACAAAGTGCACATGACAAAATAAAATTGAATCGAGTCGATCCATTTCCATATGCGGTTTTTGTAATAAGTTTCTATTTTATATTTATTTGTGGGTTGATTGAAGTTTGAGGGACACCGAAAAAAAGTATTCAGCTCCCTCTCTGTTAATTTATCAGCAACTATTTGGCCGGTAAAATCGTTTATCACTTTATGATATTTTTTTTGACTGAGAAGATCTGATTTCATGATGCTAATTGTTTAGTTCTTAATTCATCTAATTTTTTCTCAGCCTCATCATAATCATCAAAAAAATACTCTTCTCCTGTATCAAAATCAGTTACTAAACATTCGACCGATCGACCGAAACAAGAGCATATTTGTATATCATTTTCTAAAGCAATATATACATATCCTGTATTTATGTTAAATCCTGTTGCGAATATATCGGGCATTTCTTGAGGAGACAAGTAAGATGTCAAGAAGCCATAAGCTTCTATTACTTTAAACATTGATTTTTTATCTAACGATCCCATTTTATTAAGATCAAAGGTAATTGTGTTTTCCATTTGTTTGTGTGTTTTTGATTATAAAGCTAATATCTAAAATATTTTTTAATTGACAAAAAAAAAGAGAGAAAAAGAGAGGAGAAAATAAGTATTACTAGAGTGATTATGAAAAGTGAGGACTCCTCCCTTCTTCTACAAAAACACAATATATGCAAATTTATATAATAATTTCGAAAATAGTCTGCTTTTTTTGGGTTTTCGATAAGCTTTTAGCATTATATGATGCTAACTCAAGATCTATATCATAACCCTCAAAATCACTATCTTGTAGATCTATCCGAATATCGTGCCTCCCTTCATTAGTCATAACATATATATTTTGTGAAGCCCTTGAGCTGAGATTAAGAGCGTTTTCGCTATAAGCATTAGCCCCAACAAGTGAACTGGATCGACTCCAAAAATCAGTTATACAAGCTTCGTGTAAGTGGCCGCAAATCATAAAATCTATATCTATTCCCTTACGGCTAAATTTAGAGATCATTTTAGCAATTATACTTCCGTTCATTTTTCCAAGTTGATGCCCATGAATCATTAAAACATTTCGGCCGGCTACTTTAATTACTAATTCATTTGGATTCCCATTAATAAAAGTGCAATCCGGTAAAATCAACTTTAAGATCTCAAATATTGTAAAATCATAATTATCACTAGCAACTATATCAACCCACCCTAATTCTTGAGTTACTCTTGATTCGTTTCCGGTAACACAAGCTATTGTTACATTTTTATTTCTTCCTATATCGTTTATAAAATGCTTTAATAGATGAACTGAGAGAAATGTAGCTTTAGCTCGGTTAGAACTCATAGCAAGCTTCTCATCAAGCCTGCGATCGCTATTCATTAAATCACCGGTTATTGCAACTAATATATTTTCAGCCTCATAAAATTCTATGTATCTCTTAATATGAAAAGCGAATTTTTGTAATCTCTGAGAGGCTATCCTAAAATCATATTTATTGGTATCAAGATCTACAAGCTCGTTAAAATGAGTATCAGATAAGTGAACAATAAGAGCTCCGTTTACATCATATTTAATATCTTTTGTAATCGTTTTTAAAGAGTTTTCTTTTAAAAGCATTACTAATTGCTTATTGTATTCCTCAACTGCATTTTCAACCCTAGCGTGCTCCCTAAAAGATTTGTTATGTATTCGGTTAAGATCTTGGTGCCTTTGCTTTTGCTTAGCTAATCTTACATTACTTTCAATGATTTCTTTATCAGCTAATTGATATTTAACTATCCTTGCAACCTCTTTTCTGAAATAGTCTTTTGTTACGTTTAGATCATATGTTTCAATCAGTTTCTGAGCTATTGTTGCATAACCATACCCCTCTTGCCATAGGCTATAAATATCATCAATATATTCTTTATATCTACTTATCATTTAGCCTTTTTATCTTTTCGAAAGATCGGCCACCAAAATAAGCTCCAATAATAGTAATTAAAATTATTTGTAATAGATCAATCCAATTTTGTTTTACCTCAAATTCAATAAAACCGGAGTCAATAAATATTAAAATTAAAGTGCAAAAAACTAAAAAAATTAAGGTAAGAGGCCTTATATTTTTTGAAAGCCAAGAATCACTATTCATATCTTGCTCCCATCTTTTTGAAACTTCAATTTGTAAGCTTTTTTCGAAGTTTAATAAAAGATCTTCTAATTTTCTTTTAGCTTCTAATTTTTCTTCTTTTGTTGTAGTCAAATCGTCTACAACTGAGCCAACTTCTTTTACAAGATCCGTTGCACCCTTACTAAATAATTTTGTGAATATGCTCATTTTAATATAAAAAAATTACTCCCTCAACCTTTTTTGGATCGTTATCAGCGTGTACAAATTTAGGATGTATTCCAATACGAGTAAAGCCGGCCTCCATCAATCCATATATTATTCTTGCTCTGTTACGGCTACTCTCACAAAATATATCGGCCGCATAGCCTTTTAAGTGTGATGAGTTAAGTTTACCGCCCGCTTTTAGATTGCATTCTTCACACCTCGTACCGCTTGTAATCTTGTAAGCAATTCCACTATATCCCCTTGCATGATCTAACATCTTTAACGTATCTTCATTCATGTTATTTAAACCACAACAAGAGCAAGAAAACTCTTTTTTGTCAAAATATTTCATTTTTTTCTAATATATTCTAATATTATATCAATCTTCTTTTTTATCTCTTCCATGTTTTCAGCATTCTTTTCGTGATGTTTAGAAAATGTATTCTTCACTTCGTGAATACTAAAAAAGAAAAATCTATATAGAGCGTATAAGGCTCCAAGTAATAATACCAAAGGCAGCCCATAACCTTCTATTAATTCTAATATTTCATTCATATTCTTATTTGTTAATCTTTATTATCTTTTGAATGGAGTAAATAAGAGAAGCAATCAAAATTGATGTACTTAAAACAGCATCAATCTGAGTTAAGCTAATTCCTATTGCCGAAATATTTACGCCCCAAAGTTCTAAAGTATCTTTTATTTCATTCTTCATTATGCCAAGGTAACGGCAGAGTTTCCTCTACTGGATTAATTAATAGGTTAATTTTATTCATTAAATTATTTTGGAGCTCAACTACATCAAGCCCATCTTCAAGCCATGTAATAACATCATTCTCAGTTAAGTTTTCATACAATATAAAATCATTTGGATTAGCACTATCTAAATCTAAAGCTCCATAAACTTCAGTTTCATATTCATCTAACTTTGCTTTGTATCTCCAATGAACTATATTTACTACATTTTGTAATTCTTGGCCTTGTATTGTTTCTTTTATTTTACAGTCCATTTGACTGATTATCCATGTAAATTCCATTTTTATTTAATTTTATTCAATTTGTTTTATTATTAGATTAGTTCCTAATGTTACAGTTATCGAAGTCGTTGAAGAGTTGGAAGCCGATTCTTTCCAAAGTACCAATCTCCAATAATATTGTGTACTATCTTGAGCCACTATTGTTTGTGAGTGTGTTGAGCCTTGTCTTATACTGCCTGTACCTCTATCATAAATGAAAGATTTTGTAGGATTGTAATCAGTCCAAGTTAATGTTGTATCATCGACAACTACACCTCTTTGTAATTTTACACCGCTTAAGATCCTATTATTTACAATATTGGTATTTGTTGTTATAGTCCATGAAAATTCATAATTACCGGCCGTAGTGAAATACCAAGCATTTGCTGAATTTTCAATATCGGCTATCCCTTCGTTACCTGTTAAATTAATTGTATTAGATGTGCCGGAAACCACTTTTGTATTAAAAGGTATTACAACTGCATTAGATTCGCCATCTGTACTGCTTGAGGCTACTGTACTATCACTACAATCAATTAGAGCGTAATTCGTTAATGCTGAGCCTCCACTTACTGAGCCCCATTCTAAAGTTGATCCGCTACTCGGGTATTTTAAAACTTGGCCCGCAGATCCTGAGGCATTAGGAATTGTAAAATTATCATTTGCTATTGTGCCTTGAATTTTGGCGTTTCCATTGACATCGAGCTTTTCTGAGGGGCTTGATGTTCCTATCCCTACGTTGCCTCCAGTTGTTATTCTTAACCTTGTAGAGCCATTAGTTTTCAAATCTAAATTGTGATTTGTACTTGTTCCAACAACACCAGTAGCTGATTGAGATTGAATAAATGTTGTTGCTCCGCTTGTTCTTGTTATATCTATTTGACCATTACCACTATTAACAAAACTTGCAGTACCAGAAACTTGTAATTTATTTGATCCATCATCACTTGTCGTTCCAATGAGTACGTTTCCATCAGAAGTGATGTTCATTGCATCTGTGTTGCCACCACCACCAATTTCAAGTGTTCCTAAGTCATTTGTAATTCCTCCTCGAGCCTTTATTGAGCCAGTTGAAAACATTCCATTAGAATGTTGAGCCCAAAAATATCCTGATGGTACTTGTACTACACCATCATTTCTTACACTAAATAATATATTACCAATTGAATTTTTTATAATTAATCCAAAACTACTATTATCACTTGTTGTTCCTACAATATTTAATTTACCACCAAAATCAGTTGTAGTCCCAATGAGTAAGTTGCCTGAGGAATTAATTCGCATTACTTCAGAATTAACTAATTTAAAAACAAAAGCTTGAAAATCAGTAGAGTAAGTAGTATCAAATCCTACTGTTCTTGAATTATCATTGAGAAAAAACTTACTTCTTATATTATTATTACCATCATTTACATATAATTGATAAGCAACTTCATCATCATTAGTTGTGCTTGATACTGTTGTTGCCACATTTGGATCAATACCAAAAGATGGAGCTGAATCAGAATTCCCAATTTGTAGTTTGTCATAAGGACTTGTAGTTCCTATTCCTACGTTTCCTCCATTTAATATAATCATTTCAATTGTAGAACCATCATCAGTTGAAAATAAAATCCCCTCATCAGTTCCATTCGGATTCGCAAAAATTCCTAAATTGTTATTAATAGCACCTATAATATTCTTTTGGCTTCCATCTCCTAATTTTATATTACCATTTACCTCAAGCTTTTCTGAGGGACTTGTTGTTCCTATACCTACGTTTCCAGAGGAATCAATAAAAACTACATCTACACTATTTGTTCTAAATTTAACCCCACCAGATGAGCTTAAATTTGATAACAATAAATGACCACTTGCTGATTGTATTTTTGTAAAAGTATCTCCAATAAACGTAGTTCCAGAGGTTAAAGTATTACCATTAACATCAAGAGTTTGTGTTGGAGTTGAAGAGCTTCCAATCATTATTGAATTAGTTGTTGTATTACCATTATCAGTTACCTCTTGTAAAGTATCATCTTGGTATTGCTTAATTAGATTCTTTTTGTTAAAGGTTACAATACTATTAATTGGTATAATTTCTTTAAGCTCGGTGCTTGTAATCGTTAATGTAGTATCACTCGCAGATTGATCACTATTAATTGTTAGATCAAAAACGCTGCCGGTTGCTAAGCTAATTAAAGAAAATTTATCACCGGTTTTAAATACGGCTTCGCCGATCGCATTAATATCAAATGAAGTTGTACTTTGCAATTCATTGACTTGTAAAAATGATAGTGTTGTTGTTGTTGTTGCGTCTCCAGTAATCGTTAAAGCGGAATATTGAGCCGTAGTTGTGAAGTCAAATACATGGCCTCCCGTCCCGTCTGATTCGGTAAATTCTTTTAATACCGAAGATCCATCTGTGATTTGTAAAGTCCCTGTAATAGCATCAATAATAATAACTCCTCTATAATTTTTTGAAGCTGCTAAGGTATCTGATGACGGAGTTAAAGTTCTATCCCCTTCTCCTGTTACTAATACTGCCGTGTTATCCGTGATGCTCCAACCCGTTGTTAGGTTCCAATTACTTGAACTTGCAAAATATTGATCTGCTATTAGATCTGTTCCGATTGGCTCAATCGCTGATTTCGTAGTTGTAATTACATTATTTAAACTTACAAGATCATTATTAATATTTGGTGGTTTTGTCATAAAAGCAATCACTCCATCGTCAGGAGCTTTTGGCCCCGCTCCTCCACTTACTACGGTAGTGGTTGTAGTTGTGGTTAATGTAGCATTGTCTAATTCAAAACCTTCGTAATCCCATTCGCCTGCTAATAAATGAAAAGTACCTCTTATAAAACCATATCTAATTGTAGGATCTTGAGGGGATTGTTGCTCTATTAATACAGTGATAGGATTAACAAATCTCAATCTACTTTTTGTACCATCGTTTTGCCTTATCGCTTTTGTGCCGGTCGCTAGTCTAAATCTTCCTACCTTAAGCGGAATCGATTGGCCCGCTAAATATTCGTCCAATAATAAAGTAGAGAATGTAAAATTACCTGATACAGTATCTACACCCCATTGTCCCGTAGCGTTTGTAAAGGTTGTTGTGCCGGATTGATCATCGACTTTTATAGCACTCTCAGAAACATTGTCGGGAGTATCTCCAAAAAGTAAAGTTCCAAAATCTTTATCTAAAGAGTTTCTTGTATTACCCGAACTAATTAAAATATTTTGTAATGAAAAGCTAATCCCCGCATTGCTATTTAACGCTAAGATCAAACCCGCAAAGGCATTGTTATTTACTAAGGCTAAATTAAATACTTGATTTGTTATACCGCCGGAAGGAGTGTTTGTGAAAGCTTGACTAATATTCGTTTGTGTTAATACGTTTAAATAAGATAAACCGATCTGAGATAAGTCTGATGTTGTTTGACCGGTTGTAAGGCACGTGAAAACATAATCATTGTGAGGGGCACCGGAGGAGTTGAATTGCTTAAATATTTTTAGACTCCAAGTCCACGCCCCAACAAAATCGGGATCAGTTGGAATAAAAATTGCATTACCATTATCAGGGCCACCCCCGATAGTTTGATAATATACTTGAGGATTTGCACCAAAGTTTAATTGATTGTATTCCCAACTTGGCCTACTATTAATTGATGTTGGTGCAGAAGTTACCCAAGAAAATCCACCCCCTTGATTCGGAGTATTTTTTCTTAAATATTTTGTGCTTGCTCCGTCTGTAGCACTTAACTCAAAAAACATTTTTACAGACACAAACTGAAAAGCTCCATTGCTCAAAAGTGATAAACTCCCTGTACGATCTTGCTTAAATTGTAGAGGAATATTCAAATAAAAATCACTCGCATTAGCTCCGTCAATTATCGTGCCTTGTGTTACTACGGTATCAGTTGAGTTAGGTGATGAAGGTATAGGAAAACCTCTGAAGAAATTTTCGTTATTACCTGTGCTATATGTTGCCTCAACCTCTTTAACAGGTGCCATAAAATCATAGATCGTGCCTTTTATTTTATCAACCGCTTTTCCGTTTGCAATCGAAGTAAGAAAAGTCTCATATAATGTAGTCGCTTCGTTAAAGCCGTTTACCCTTGAGGTTGTAGTGATTTGATTGTAATTGTATATGCTTTGCCTTACATTGACAGGATTCGCAAATGTACCTGTATCTAAAGTGTTAAATGAAGAAACTTGAGTAATCCAATATGTATGCCTCCAATAAGTAATTCGAGCCCCCCAATGCTTTAATAAAGTTTTTAAGACATCGTAACAATTCATTACACTAAAATTGTTGTTTTCATCTTCATTATAAAACACGCTTGGCTTTACTTTTGTTTCTGCCATAGGATCTAAAGTAGAGCTTGGAGCTCCCGATCCGTGCCCCGCATTAAACCAATTTATTGCAGTTCGATACCTATAGTTAACACTCGCTCCCTCAGTCGTGAGAGCCGATCCGCTTTTTAATAAAATCTCTTTTATATAATAAGTAAAAGAATTATAATCCGTATAAATTTCTGAACTATCATAAGGGGCCGAAGATCCCTCTTGAACAAAATCAATTTCTTTTAGTAAAGATAATCCGTCTGTAAAGCGTAATCTATATTCATAAGGGTAATATTCATCTACAGTAGATGCGAGTTCATGCAATAAAAAACCACTCCACAAAGGCCGAGCACTTGTATTACTAAAATAAATGTGTACATATACATCCCTCTCTTGATATGCCGAAGATCTAATATCTAATAAAAATTCATCTAATAAAGCATTATCAATTACAAGCGGGATCTCGCAAGTTGATGATAAAATTTCAGTAAATCGGTCTTCGCTCTCTGATTCCCATATCATTTTAGGGCCTCCTGATCCAAGAGTTATTTTAGTTGAGCTGCCTGTGTAATTTCTATCCCATATCTCAACATTATATATTAATCCATTATCTGATAAAAATTGAGAAGTGAATCTTATTGCTGACATTATACCGCTCTTAATCTTTTATTAGTCATTCTTTCATTGCTTATAAAAATATCGGAGCCGCTTATCCTTCCGAATACTTCTACCTTTTGAGATCCTCCTCCGATCATTGTTTTTAATTTTGATAAAGGAGCTACTACTTCCGGATTAGATTTTACTCCTGAATATTCTCCCATCAATGCCATAGTTGGCCCGCTTATTATACCGCCTTCTGCTAACGTAACTCCTAACATACTACCAAGATTGTCTTTAATATTTACCATACTAAGAGCATCTTTAATATTTTTACCTCCTAATAAAACCTGTATTGCAAGCATTATAGCAAGCTGAATTAATAATCTTTTTATAACTTCTTTAATAGATCTAATAAAAGCTTGAGCAAATGACTCTGTGCCCTCAATAGCACTAGTCATAGAGTCTCTGATAACGTCTCCGAATAATGCCATTTTCAAAGTCATTTTATCCGTATTCTCTATAACCTTATCTGATAACATATTAAACTCATAAAAAGCTTCAGGCATCGGAAATATGTTCATTTGCCCACCGCCTCCGGTAGCAATTTCAGCCCCGCCGAAGCCTCCTAATTTTAAAGGATTCATTAAATCTTTTAAAGCATTCCCAATCTCTGCTGCTTGGCTTTTCATAGAATCCCCGAAAGATTTGAAATCATGTTCAAAGTCTTTTGTCTTATCCCTAAATCCATCTAATGTGGTTATTGCATCACTAAAATCAATAGGGATTGGATCTTTACCGATTAACTTCCTTAAGAAATTTAATCTCTTTTCTATTTTTTCAAAAAAGTCTGTAATAAAAAATTCGGTAATATCTATTATAGCATTTCTAAAAGATCCAAAATCGCTTAACCTTTCCTTCAATGCCTCAAAGTTATCTCTAACATATAAAAAAGCTGCAACAAGTCCGCCTAATGCTACAATTAATAATCCGGTGCTGCTAAAAAGTAAAGCAAATTTTGATACTAATAATCCACCTATTGATATTAGCGGGCCTATTGCCGCTACAATTAGTGTGATATTCATCGCAGCCGTCTTAAACTCAGGAGATAAGTTTCTTAAAAATCCTAATAAATTTTGAAAAGCATCTACAAGTTTTTGAGCAATGGGTAATAACATATTACCAAATTCAGCTCCTAAGTCTGTTACGTCTCCTCTTAAAATTCTGACTTGATTCGCAAATTGATTTTGGGTACGTTGAAAATCCCCTACGGCTTTACCGCTTTGCCTTAATGCTAAATCAAAAGTTAATTGTGCCTTAGCAACCCTATCAAGTTCTTTGAATACTAATCCTTGTTCTTCTGCGAATCTTTTTAGATCGGCTTCCGTGATTGCTATTCCTAAAGATTTTATTGCCTCTCGTTCTCCAAGTAACGCTTTAGTCAAAGCTTCACTCGCTCCCTTAGATCCTCCGGCAAAGTTTGTAAAAGATGCAAGATCTACCGCTAATTCATTAACCTGTTTAGATAAATTTAAAGCCTCATCTTCTGTAAATCCAAAACCTACTAAAAGATCTCCAGTACTACCTAACATATCAAGAGCCGCTTGGCTTGATAATCCAAAACTCTCTTTAAAGGTTGATGCGGTTTTAGTTGCATCGTGTTGTATAGAACTGAATACAGTATTAAATTTAGATCGTGTTTCATTTAGATCTGAAGCTAATTTAATTGATGCTCCTCCCAATCCTAAAACAGGTAAAGTAACATTCCTTGTAATATTGCTACCTATGTTAGATAAGTTTTTACCGAATTTATTAACTCTTCTTTGAGCTTTTCGCATAGCTCGGTCAAAGCCTCTTAGATCGGCACCGAATGCCACTGTCAAAAATCCTACACTCTTATTTGCCATTTTTAAAATCGTTTAATTTTTTCATGTACTCTGCTCTTTCTTTTAGCTTTTTCAAATCAATTTCTTTTTCTTCTTTTTCCCAATCAAATTGTATAAGATCAGTTGGCTTTATACGTTTACCCCTTTCGAGTTGTATATTAATCAGCAAAGTTGTTTGCCATCTTATTCTCTGCCAATCTGATTGCTCTTGATTATTTCTTACTTCTTGATAACCTTCAAGCATATTAAAAAATTGTCGAGGAATCATATCATAAAATTCACTGACTGATAACCTTAACATACCAAAAGCGATTTGCTCTAATCTGTCCCAAGTCAGTTGTTCGCCTGCTTGGGTTTCTGCTTTTTTTCGCTTTTAGTCATTGAGCTCATCATTTCTCCTAAAGTCTCCATACATCTGCCTATAGCATCAAAATCGCTATCTACTAAATCAGCTAATCCATCAACATCTAATTTCATTTCTTGCTTAGCGGCTCTATATCCATCTTCGATACCGCAATACATTAAAATTAAAGCGTTATCCAAAGTCATTTTTTCGCCAAGCTTATCCAACTCTTGCAATGTTGTGTTAGTTAATTTAGAGTACTTCCTCAAGGCATTAAAGCCAAATTTTATAGGATGCTCCTCGTTTCCAATTTTTATTATTTTATAATTCATTCGATAAATTTATTAAGGGTTTTAGTGCTCAGTAATCTACCGAAAGAATACCAAGCACCGCCACCAAGTTATTAAGTGATTGTTAATGCTCCTGTCCCTTGTAAAGTTACTGAGTAAGTTGCATTATCTTCTGTACCCCCTGTTAAAGCTACAGAAGTTAAAAATGCTTTTCCGGAATAAAGCTTTTCACCAGTGTTAGTGCCTGCCGCACTAAATTCAAAGTCAAAAGATTGTCTTGCCGTTATTACATTTGTTTCTATAAGATCGTCAACTCCATTTGTTAATGCTGCCGGAGTAGATGCTCCATCATTATAAGCATATAATCCTTCTACATCTAATGTAAAAGATCTAACGCCTTCAAGGTTTTCTTGGAATCCACTACTTGACTTATTTGTTATATCTCTAAGCTCTAAAGATACATTTAATGTGCAAGTCTGTGAAAACGCTATAAGCTCCGTAGAGCCACCCGCCGAGCTGAAGATCTTGAGATCTGTTCCGTTTATTGGGCCGTTTGCTGCCATAGTTATTTATTTATTTAGTTATTAATTAATTAATTGCTTAATCTAAATCCTCCGATCGTTACACTCTCAGTTACATTATAAGAGATTTCGATCTGACTATTAGAGTTATTAAAAATGAAAGTAGGAAAAGGCCCTATTATCCCTTCACTGCCCGAGCTTATAGACATTACAGTATTTGAAGCCGTTAGTTGCCCAAAGGCCTCTATATTCACCGTAGTAGTCTGAGCCGTAATAGTTACTGATAAGGATTCTCCTGACGCATTTTTAACATATATAAAGCTCGCTCCGTCATTGCTCATTACATCGCCGCTCCCTGAGGCACTTGAAAATGTAGGAGTTATTCCGGATTGAGTTATGTTTTGTACTGATATTTCTGCCATTATTATAAGTTTTGCCTAATGTTAAAATCTAATGCTTTTCTATATATTCCTAATTCGTGATTATCATCAAATATCTCATTGAGTCCATCGAATTGAATTGATTGTATTCTTATTGTATTGTAAGTGCCGCTCACTCGATCTAAAGCCGTTCTTATTTTATCTGCTATATCGCAAGCCTCACTATAAGATTTGGCATAGCAACTTACTGTACTTTGTATTGTGTCGAGTTTAGATACTCCATCTTTTGTATCGCTCGGATTATTCTCATCAACATCATATAAAATAAAAGGAAACTCAGTTGATTGAGGAGCTACCAAAGGAAAGATTCTCGTGCTCACTAAACTTGTAATATCTGAGTCATTACTTAAAATATTATATATTGCTAATCCTACTTTCATTACCTACCGAATACGCCGTATTTTTCTGTTCGTTTAGCGTGTTGCTTTATTAATTTCGCTATCGTCTTTTCAGCGTCTTTTATTGTATTGTTTAACATAACAAATTTAGTTGTTTGAAATGCGGGCTCAAAAAACGGCTTGGCCGCAGGCATAGGCCCCTTACCAAAAAATTTAACTTCATCACCATATTCAATGAACGGGCCGTAAAATCCTGTTTTATCACTACTTGCAAACCTTCCTTTTACTCTTGGCCCAACAAAACCGCCTAAATATTTTTTAGTTTTTTTAGTAGTGAAGTAGCCAATACTACGAGCTAATTGCCCTGTCTTATTTGCTTTTCTGTTAATATTTGCTTTTGCTTCTTTTATTAACGGCTTTGAGTTTTCTCTAAAAAATTTATTAAAGATCTTTTGATCGTTTAATTGTTTTGGAAGGGATTTGAACATCATTTGTAATTCTTTAATGCCTTGCACCTCGATTGAATTTCTATTCCTATATAATGCCATTATTGTCTCTCTTCCGTTGTTATTTTTAAAAATCTTTCACGCCCTTCTATTTCATTAATCGATTCAACAAAGTAAAATTTAGAATCGTAAGTAATCCTTGTTTTTTCGGTAAAATTATTGAGGCCGATATTTCTTATGTAAAAATGAACTTTACTTATGGCAGTAATTCTATCGAACTCATCTTTTTGAGATCCTCCATCAAATTCAACTTTAGCCCATACTTCATTTGATTCACCATAATTTTCAATCAATTCTCCAAAGTCGTTTTTAGTTGTACCATAATTTTGATATACTATTCTCCTATCTAATTTACCTATCTGCATACTTGCACTCTATATTGATCTAAGAGAAATTTAGCATTCATAGGAAGCTCGGTTGCGATTGTACCCGTTACAACGGCTTGCCTGTTTTCGTAATAATTACCAATCGTTAATAATACCGCTTGCTTTATTGCTTGATCCACATCAGAGGCCGAACTCACTCCTACTTTATATCTTACTTCGATTGCATTTTTTCTTTCGGAAAGCACCGGAAAAGTTTGATTTGGTTTCAAAAAAATTCTTGCCGGCATTGATACCATATCGAAAGCATATACACTTGTATCTAAAGTTTGTTGGTTATCATCTTGATCATAATATTTTATTGAATCTACTGAGGTAACCGGAGATTTTAAAAGTGTACTAATCTCTTTCCACTCGTCTGCAAACATATCTAAAGTAGTTTCAAGAAAAAACCTATTTGTATATTCTTGAGCTGAATTTGTGCAAGCCACTATTAAGGCCGCAATCAAATTATCGTCTGCCGTTGTATCAACTTTCAAATGAGTTTTGACTTCATTCGATGTTAATATATTACCCGTTGCTGCCGTTACTACTTTATAATTTTTCATATTTCTTTTTTAAAAAAAAGGAGTGGAGATTAAGCCACCCCTTTTAATAATACTAATTATTATGCTTCAATTAGGTTTCCAAATACGCCACCTGTTCCAAGTTGTACCGCTTGGCAGTCAACTAAAGAAGTGATAACTAATCTCGGTGCACCTGTTGCCGCTCCAGTATAAGGATCATATAAGAAGTCTAAGCCACCAAATTGAGCCATATGTACTTTCGAGAAGTCTCCGAAAAGAACATGAGCTTTTGTACCAAAGTTTGTAGCAGCATTTGCCACATTTGCTGAGTGAAATGCGAAATATCCGTTTACAGTTTTATCTCTCATATCATAAGCCGCACTTACGTTTGATACTTGCTGAGCTACTTTAATTTGAGCATAAGCAGTAGGATTCATTAGATAAGCCAATCTTGCCCCTTCAACTTGTACTCCATTAGCTAAAATCGTAGCTTCTAAAGTTGATGCCGAAGATCCTGAAAATGCATCAGTAGATACTGCAATCGCATCTGTAAAGATAGACTGCGGACCTGCAGTAATGTCTGATCCTCCTGTCAATACTGCTTCTTCAAGAGTAGCCGCAATATTCTGAGCCATGTTTCTCCTTAACGCCGCCTCTAAAGAAGCATTCTGTACTAAAGACTCATTCGATACATTAACCACAGAAATAATTTTCTTTGGAGATAATGTAATAGAAGTAGTTGTACCGCCGGGAGTAAGAGCTCCAGTTGTTCCATCTTCTGCGAAAAATTTAGAATTTACACCACTTATAACAGGAAACTTCATATTATTTATACCAGTGTAAACATTAGCACCCGCCTTAGCTAATACAAGATTAGCCTCTAATTGATCTGTAAAAGCCATAGTTTGTGAACTATTTTGAGCCGCCGTATCTACGTTAGCTCTCGTTAGAACGCTTGAAGGTATTCCAACGCCTCTATAGTTTTGGCCTGTATATCTTGCTTCGTTACGAGCCTCTTGATCCATTTCTTTTACAAGGCCGGATAAATGACCTGTCATAGCTTGCCTTGCAGCATCTTGAAAAGAATAATCTCTTATTTCTTTTTCAACTTTTGTTGCTTTAGTTCCTGAGATTACGGCACTATTTCTTTTTATAGTTTCCATTTTCTCAGATCTTTCAATCATAGCATCAAGATTATCAACCTCAGTTAATAATCCATCTACTTGATTGTTTTCGTCTGTAGTTAAGTCCCTCTTCTCAGTTGATGCAACATCTTTTATAGTCTCTAACTGTGAAATTATATCGGAGCGTAACTCTTTATATTCAATAGATGATTTCATATATTTATTAATTTAATTATTATTTTCTCTTTTTAATTTCTAATTTTAGTCCAAGAAGAGAATGCTTGACTAATTTCTTTGTTTCTTCAAATTCTTTGAGGCCTCTTTGAGCTACTATTACATCACTCTCAGCTTGACTATATGCCGGATATGTTACAACTGAAATGTCATATAAAGAATCGATCTCCTCGATTGTTCTTACGTTGTTTCCATCATCGTCATTACTCCATGAATCTTTTTTTACTGTGAAAGCAAATGAACTTTGATTAATATTATTATTTTTCATATTAACTAAAAGATCATTAGCATAAGTTGTATTTGGCATTTCGAACTCATATCTTAAACCCTTACTATCTGCCGTTAATTTTAAAGTGCCTTCTCCATATTTCGAACGGGCTAATATTAAATTAGGATCGTGATTGATCAGGGCCCTTGTGTCAGATCGATTGATTAGATCTTGTGTAAAAGCTCCTTCTTTAATATATTCATAAAAGTTACCTAAATTTTCACTTCTTGAATTATATACACTTCCGTAACCTACAACCACATTTCTTTTTTGTCCGTCAATCTCTCGTGTTTCAATAGAACTATTAATACTAAAAGTTCTTTTTTCAATATTAGGATTGTCGTTTCTTTTCATTGGCTTTTCCTCATCTTCTTCGTGAGCTCCCGATTTCTCCGGCTTTTCTTCATCTTCCATATGGGCCCCTGATTTTTCGGGATCTTCTTCTTCCATATGAGCCCCTGACTTTTCCGGCTTTTTTTCCTCGTCTTTATGATAATGAGCTTCTTCCGTTTTTTCTTTACCATCTTCCATAGCACTTAATATATCATCGTGTGAATTGAAAGGCATATATACCTTCATACCATCAAGCTCGTGCTCGTGGCTTCCGCTACCTCCCATATTTTTTGCTACATTTTCCGCCTCCTCTTTAGTTGAATAGAGAGGCATTTCGATACCATCAGTAATCATAGTACCTACTAATTGTCTATTTTCGTTTTCCATATAATATTTTTTTTCGTCTAATTTTTTTCTAACGGGGTGATTTTTTGGTAATAGATCTGTATCGTGTTTACCTCTTCTAAACTTTCCATTTTTTAAAGCGTAAAGGAAAGAATTAGTACGGGCAAGGGCCCACTGCTCAGGTGATTTTACGCTTGGCCTGACCGATTGAGGATTAGTATGATAAGCCCCTACTCCTCTATCAAAAACTTTTTCTAAAGTGTTTAAAGTAACAGAAGCATTGTAACCTAAATTTTTACCCTTAACTTCTTCATTATGATCGTCTCTTTTTTTCTCAAGAGATTTTTTAATTTTTGCTGATACTCTTTTTTCTTCTTCTTTTACGATCTCTTTCCTTTTTCTTTCACTAAAAGCAAATCCAAAATCCCCGCCCCATAATGCTATTGCAATCCTTCCATTTGACGGGTACCCCTTTTCACCGACCTCATAACCTTCAGCCTTTTTATCCACTTGGTGCCTTGAGTGAAAAGCAAACATTCTTGTAACTCTATCAGGAGTTAATGAATTATTAATAATCATTCTTGCCGTACTTACCCCAACATTCGTACCGCCTCTACCAAATTCTTTACGCCACTCCAAACCTTTTTTTGCTTCGTCAATCATTCCTTGAGTTGGAGTTAGATCAATATCACTTACGGCTCTATAATAATCTTTATTATCATTTTCGGCCTCAGCTTTTGAATCATATTTACACGATCCTGTTTGCCCAAACTTCCATTTACCATTGTTACATTTATAAGCCGGCATCCCCTACTTTATCTATAGTTGTCATATTCATTGGTATAAAATGCTTATCACCACCTTCGATAGCATTTAAATTTTCTTTTCTTCTTACTTCGTTAATACTCATATAGCCGTTTTGTATTGCGGTTTTATAAGCTTCGTTTCTTGTTTTAACGTCTCCTCTTAATAATCCATTTACATTAAACTCAACAAAAGAGTTACCTAATTCATTTGTTCTAAATAATTTAAGATTCATTTCGTGCTCAATCCTTGTGAGATAAGGCATCAAAGAATAAGTAACAAATTCTTGAGACTGCATTTCTATATTATTAAAGCTTGACTTTGTAAGATCTTTTAACATATGAGGAGGTAAATTAAATATTCTTGCAATCTCCTCTACTCCGAATTGTCTTGAAGCAAGAAATTGAGCTTGCTCCGGAGATATAGATATAGGCTTGAATGTCAATCCTTCTTCTAAGATAATTGTTGAATTACTATTTTTTAATTTAGCATAAGCATTATTAAACGATTCTTTTAATCGCATTATTGCGGTTTCAGATAAAGCTCTATCGGTGCTTAAAACAGAGCTCGGCTTTGCTCCGTTTGTAAAAAAAGTTTTACCGAACTCCTCCATTGAAAGAGACCAATTTATTGCTTTAGCACATTGATCTATTGGAGATAGTCCTTCTACTCCATCATCTGATATTAGTTTCACGTGTAACACATCTTTTGAGTCAAGAACTCCGGCCCCTTGAGTTTGGTAAAAAATCTCTCGATCTTTAACATAAATAGTTACAAGCTCCGGATTTAACGGAACAAGCTCTACAGGATTAGAGTTATTATCTCTAACGATATGCACATAAGAATTACCATCAGTTAATACTGAATACATTATGTACTCAAAAAATGTTATTTTATTTTGATACGAGTTCGGTTTAAATTTTATTAGATTGTAAATTCTATTATTTACATCTTCAATTTTATCTCCGTTAGCCTCTTTTTTATATACTGATATTGGAAGTGAAGAAACACTTTCAGACAATAACCTTATTGCATTCCATACTGAGGTTAATGTCATTGCTTTGTCAGAGTCGAAAGGCTCCGCACTTGGAAAAATACTATCGAGGCTTATGCCTCTTTTTTGTGTGTTCGAACTTCCTAAAAAGAAAGTTCTTATATTATCTATTAAGCTCAATGAAAAATTTTATACAATAATAATTAGAATTTAATAATTTAAGTGTAACTCAGTTACATTTTTTTACTCTTCTATTGCGACATACTCGAAAGCTATTATAATCGGAATATCTCCTCTTACCAAAGTGTAATTCATATTCTTCCTCAAGCTTCTCATATGCCTCTTTATATGTTTTATATTTTGTTGTATTTTTCCAAAATCTTTTGTCAAATCCATCAGGATTCAATAAAGCTATGATTTCAGTATTTTTCATAAGATCAATAAGCCACGATTATCATATACGCTATCTACTCCGTCAGCCGTCATATATTCACCAAGTGCCATTATGGTAGCAACTATACCATCAACCTTTTCTCTAGACTTGTTTTTAGCTACCTTGATATTACCGGCCGGATCTTCTTGGATTGCAACATTAGATAGCATCCAATTCATTACCGGATTGTTATTATGCATTAATTGTTTGCTTAATACCAATTTTTCAAATTCTTTTGTAGGGGCTGACATACTAACAAAACCTTGACCGAAAGGGCTCATATTTACACCTTCATTGTTCATAAGATCAATCACAAGTTGCGAGGCATTCCACCGATCGTAAGCTATAGATTGTATTCTATATTTGGATCCTAACTCTCTTATTTTTTGCTTGATAAATTCATAGTCTTGTACGTCTCCTTCGGTTGGTATTATATGATCTTGATTGATCCAAGTTAAATAATCAACCTTATCTCTATTGCTTCTTTTTTTTGCATTTTCTCTTGGCACAAACAAATGCGGAAGAATAAAAAACTTTTCTTTTAATTTAAAAATCAATACTAAAGCTGATATATCTCTTGTAGAGGCTAAGTCTAATCCGCCCCAACATTCAAGGCCGTTTAGATCTTCAAGATTAATATTGTAATTACATTTCATCCAATCTTCATTTGGTATGAATACTGATAAGGAATCCGTCCATAAATTTAACATCAGTCTTTTAAAAGTATTTAGATACGAGGGTACGTCTTTAGCTCTTTGCGATTCCCTAATCATATATTCTTTCCTTAAACTCACGCCGTAATTGGGATTGCATTTTTTCCATACCTTCTCACAATCTATATTATCATTATCTTTAGCTTCATAAATTACAGGATAAAAACTTTCATCCTCAATAGATCCGTCTCTTACTTTACAAGCATAATCATAAAGCTCATAACAAATAGATTGCTTATCATAACCGGCCGTAGTAATCGCTATGCAAAGCGGCTCCCTTCGGGCCCCTGTCGAGGTTAAAAGAGTATCCCATAAGTCTCTATTTTTCTGTACGTGCATTTCATCCATCAATATACAACTTGCATTGAAGCCGTGTTTAGTAGAACTATCAGAGCTAATAGCTTTAAAGAAATTGCCTTTTGATTCATTGATTATTGAGTTACGAAATACCTTACCCCTTTTTGATAACTCGGGATTATTCAAAATCATTTGCTTAGCAATATCAAATATTATGTTAGCTTGATTTCTATCACCGGCCGAAGCGTAGATTTCTCCTCCTCTTTCACGATCTGCGAAAAGCATATACAAACCTATAGCGGCACATAATGTTGTTTTACCATTCTTTCGGGGCACTTGGATATAACAAGTACGATATTTTCTTAATCCATTCTCTTTGATTTTCATACCAAAAAGATTGCTAATTATTTTCTTTTGCCAATCCTCTAAGATCAAAGATTCTCCGGCCTTTTCACCTTTTGTATGAGTAATGAAAGTTTCAATAAAGCCAATAGCTTTATCACTCGCTTTTTTATCAAAATAATATTTACTCAAAATAATTATTTATTTGCGTGTTATTAGTTACGTTCGGAGCTGATATTGAAGCTCTAGCAACCGGAGTTATACCAAATTGTGCTGCTAATTTTAATGCAGAGTTCAAAGCGTCTTTAGATATTTTTTGATAGGGCACCGCTTGAGTGTGTTTTAAAGTACCATCAGGGTTTTTAAAAGCTTGGATTCTACCTTTATTTCTTAAGAGTTGCTCAGTCTCTATATATAAACTAATCTCATTACAATAAGCTTCTATCAATCTTAGATCTATTTTATGTAGCATATTTAGATTGTGTAATTGTAAAGTGATTTTTTTCCATTCCTGTTTACCGATTTTACTGAGCCAAGACGGAGGAGAAGGAACTTCAGAGCATAGATCAACTTGCATTTCATTATCAATTACTCTTGATTTTTCTAATGTACCTTGCATTTTTTTTAATGCGGTGGGTAATTTCTTTCGGCCTTTTGACATTTTTTTTATATTTGTTTTGGCAAATTGAAAATTTGTTTTTTTTGGTAAGTAAAGAAAACCGGTAATTTTATGTTATCGGTTTTTTTTTAACAATTTAAAAAAGCATTTAATGGATAAAAAATTAAACTATTTCTGTAGCCCCCTTTTCTTGTTTCTATTATTGGGGTAACTCCGTGTAAGTTTCTCCATGCCGGATAAACTAACATAGAGTTGTCAGCCTGTTCAAATGTAGCATCATAATCAGGAACATGTAACGAACCGCCTTTTGAATTGTTCCTTTTAGTCAAGATAATATTAACAGTGCCTTTTATGTTTCCTGTATCTCGATGAAAAGGAGCCGAAATATTAAAATTAGATATACTGCTTGTAAACAAGTTACCAAATCTCCATTCGTTTTTGATACCTTGAAAAATTTCTTTTTGTCTTTCGTAAATTTTAGGAGTTAATTGTTTAATTATTTTTTCTCCTTCAATACAAGCTAACCACATAGCTTTAATAAAAGTTTGTGCGGCTTTATTTCTGTGTACGCTTGATATGTTCGGGTAAGCTCTTTTCATACGTGCTTTTGGAGGTATAGAACCGATTATTGTACTATATTGCTCAACGCCTTCTCCTCGCTTTACATCAAGTGCTGATGCACGAGTCATCATAGATTTGGGTACTCTTTCAGATCTAAATTCTTTGTTTGCTATATTCAAATATGATATTAAATCTTTGCTATATTCTTTGACGTCTTTAATATAAAATCCTATAATCTCTCCATTGTTTTCTAATAAACAATTTTCAGTAACATTGGGATCAATGTATTTACATTTATTACCGACTTTAATTGTATGTTCTTTTTCTTTTAATTTTAATATTTTCATTTTAATAATTATATACGTTAGCACAAGGAGGAAACCATGATTTTTGCCACATTACGTAATCATGCGAAAAGCTTGGAGCCTTCACATTTTTGTAATGCTTCTTCATTTTGTTTACTATTTTGCGATATCTATTTATACTTTCATCTACATCAAAACTCCATTCGAAAACTAATTTTTTTGGAAAGATTTGTAAGCCCTCTAAAATTGACATTTCTGCACCTTCAATATCCATTTTACAACAAAGTTTTTTTGAATTTAAAACCTCGCTGAAGTGAATCGTATCTACATTAAAAACTTCATTGCCCCAATCTTTATATAGAGAGTTTCTCCAAACTTGTTTATTATTACCGACATACATCCGCATCTTTTTTTGATCAGAAGATACTACTGCTTTTTGAATTATATCAGCATCAAAATTATTGAGCTTTAAATTTTTTTCAATCATTCTACAAGAAAAAGGATCGGGCTCATATATTTTTACTTTAGCGTTATTCTTTAAAACCATTAAAGCGAAGGCCCCTACATTGCCACCTAAATCAATCCACTCTTCACCGGATTCGATTTGAAAGTATTTTCTTTGATATGAGTTTTTTTCTATGACTTCTCTAAAAGCTTTTTCATCACTCGTACCCTCTCTAACATAAAATTTAAGATCGTCATGCTCTAATATTTTTAATCGCATTTCTCACATCTTAATTTATCTAAAACTAAAGCCCCTACGTTAACGCCTTTATTACGAAGCTTAGATATTCTCTCATAGGCCTCATCATATGTATCAAGATCGAACTCGATTTGAATAGCTTTTTTTGAACTTGATTTTTTTTGTTCTAAGACTTGATCGATCTCTACATTATCTAAAATAGAATAATCTAATTCTTGATCGTCCGGCTCGAAGATCTCTGAAGCGTGGAAACCCCAATCAATTAATTCCTCATATTCAAAATATTTAACTAATAAATCATCGTCAAAAGATCCTCCATTTTTATTTAATCTGATATTTAATTCCTTTTCTTTTTCTAAAGTCAAATTCAATTCATTACAAGGGATCTCATCATTGCCAAGCTCTTGCCATATTTTAAGTCGTTGATGCCCGCCAATTACAATATTTTTTCTTTCGGTATTTACATTAATAATTATTGGATCTACAACGCCGAATTTTTCCAAAGAATTTTTTAAATCTTCTTGTTGTACTTTTGTTATTTTTCTTGGATTATATTCAGATTGAATTAACTCGTTTATTTTTCTATTTGTTATTTTCATTTTAATTAATATTTATATTTAAATTTAGATCTATACCCATATCTCCAATTTTGCGTGTAAAAAATTGAGAT